GTCGTGAAGAATGATGGTCGTGTACCATATATAGTGAGTCGTAGTGAGCAGGATCAACTCAATGGGGTTGACGGCACTCGGCATTATTATTTTTGTAAAGATCTTAGTATGGATTATGTATCTACTAAAGTAGGTAATACTCATGTTTTCATAATGACAGACGTGGATTATTATTTGGATATGAATAAATACTTACAGTTCTTCAAACCGATACTCATCTACACATTTATACCGTCATCAGCTGGATACAGGGATAAAGAAACTAGTTATTTCTTTAAAGACAATCGTGTCCACTATAGTGTAAGTGGGGGAGCTAGTTATGAACACGAATTATGGGACTATACAGGCGATACAGTAACGGTGATCGACAAATATCGTAATCTATTGGTGTTTGACGTGACGCAACATGTCATAGAGAACAGCCCAAACCGTCGTATCATTACTATATTGCCTAAAGTTTGTGTACCATATCCTTATTATCGACGTGACATAACCCAAGCACCGCTTAAACGAAAGGTGATAACAAAGAACGATGTCTCATTTATTGACTGTGCTCATAGTGAATTTTATTCTCTCGCTATAGCCGGCTCAACCGAATCTTTTGAAGTTCGAAAATCCGTTTATCAGGCCATTGAACATCGTCTGAAAACGAAGACCAGCGGACCACCAACGATAGCAGATGTGGAACAACTAATGCATCAAACATCTCGTGATGACGAAGATAAATCTAATTTCAAGATTATGGCATGTCATTTGCATTGCATAATGACTAAGAATGTAGAATTTGAAAGAAACGTAATAGCTACCAGCACATTGCCCACGCATTATGCGCCTTTGGGCAGTTTGAAGACCGTTGATAGTAGCTCGCCGGGCCAGGCCGTTACAAGTCCTCTAGCACGAGAACCAGCACTCTTTGCTGCTAAGAGCTTAGCATCCGATGAGGTTATGACCGAAAAACGTGTCAAAATTGTCGCTAACAAAACACGACCCCCTGTTAACTTCAATACTTATCGTGAGGAATTTATCGGCCTGGTAGTTCCACCAGAATTACGACATAGAGGGGTGCCATTACCCTTGGAAGAAGTGATAGCATTGCAGAATAAGCCTATGCAGAGAGCAAGAACGAAGGCGAATGAACACCTATTTGGGTTGTATCCCATGAATAGATTGAAATCATTCATGAAAACGGAACCGTACCCTAGCATCAATGACCCAAGAGCAATAACACAGATGAGCGTGCAATTAACTATAATGATGAGTGCATATACATACGCTTTTAAGAATGATAGATTGAAAAAGCTACCATCTTATGGACCGGGAAAGACACCATCAGAAATAGTTGATCGCATTAGAGAAATAGCTGCAGACGGGCTGATAGAATCAGATTATAGTAGGTTTGACGGAAGTATAAGTCCCTATCTGCAGGATGTTGTAAGACGTATTTATCTAACTTGGGTATGCGAACAGGATGCATCAATATTAAAGTCTAACTTTGATAATGTATTCATCCGTTCAGCCACAACATCGCATGGATTGAAATATGATGCAGGTTATGGAACACGTAGTGGTAGTCCGATCACCACAGATGGCAATACATTGATCAACATGTTTGTATCATATGTAGCATTGAGAGAAATGGGCATGAAGAAAGAGACTGCCTGGTTAAAACTTGGTATCTACACAGGAGAG